CGCCAACCACCACGGCGTATCTACCTTCGGGATCAGCCGCCAATACTTTCCATACTGACGCAGGGTCAACAGGCCGATTCTGTATTCAACGGTTCCGTATTCGGTCTGTCCGGTCGTGTCCTGCAGGTCGATTTTGAACGGAATGAATGTATCCAGCGGCGTACCCTTCTCGGTAAACTCTGCCAGACAGTTACCCAGATACTTCATAACATCGCTCCGGCGCAGATCGTTGGGACACTCCGGGTCGTCGCCGTCACGGAACGGCATTTTCGTCCAAATGTCCTTTGCCAGCACCAGACAACCGTGTTCGTCTGCATCCAGCTTCACAAACTCTTTGCCCAGCGCCTTGAAGATGCCGCCATTTTTCACATTGCCCAAAGTTGTGCTTTTCAAAATCTTGCTCATGGTCGTTTCTCCTTCTTATTACTCCTGCTGCTCGGAATCCTTTTCGGCGTTCAAATCATCGAACGTCTGTTCCGGTTCTTCCTGTTCACCGATGTGAGTTTCTGCCAGCATTGCAACCAGTTCTTGCAGCTTTGCTTCTGCGTAGTCCGGCACCGTATATGCCATAACGGCGGCTCGTACCCTCATGCCGTTCTTCACGACATAATAAACCGTTCCGTCGGTTTGTTTTCTCTGGTAATAGCGGATAAAACCGTTATTCTTAATTTCATCCTCCAGCGGCGCAAGGTGCGACTGACAGATAATGCCGACCATGTGGCGATCCTCGGTCACAAGCGGGATAAGGATTTCTCCACTGCAGTAAATACCGATGCCCAGTTTCTTCACTTCGACTTCATCCTTAATTGTGTCGTCAAGATTGAAACCCTGAAAATCAATTTTGTATGCACAGTCGAAGTCGTTGTAAACCACCTTTTCGATCATGGTATCCTCGCTGATTCCCAGCATAGCGCCCATCTGGTTGCGGTTCAGCGGACGCGGGAAACCGGTAGCGCAGTAAATCGCCGACGCAGTTCCAATGTAGAAATCATCACTCTCGTCGTTATGGAAAACATTGCAGACAAGCTGCCGCTTGACCATCTTTGTCAGCCCTGAAAGTTTCATCTTCTGACCACCTCCACGTCCGGTTTTTCCGTTTCCCTAAACCTAGGATAAAAGGTCATTGCGCACATCCGTGCCTCACGGAGTGCTGCATCTGAGCTTTTTGCGTCCAGCTTGTACGGTAGCTGCATCTTGTTTTTCGTGTAGCTGTCAATGCCGAACAGCATGATACTGAACTTTGCCATTTTCTGCTCCTTTCTGCTCATTTTCTTTCGGCGGGCACTTCCGGGCTTGAACCGGGCGGGGCCTATTCCCTATGCTCATATAAAAAGGAGCCGCCGCTCTGGGCGGCTCCAAAAGATCAGTTGATGCCGTTGATAATGGGGATGCTGTTACCATCGCCAACATAGGCAGGCAGTTCACCGTTCCAGCGGGATTCCACGTCGGTGATCTTGTAGTATTCCAGCAGGTTGCTGTTCAGACTGTCGTTCAAGGCTCGGTTTGCTTCCGCCTTTTTCTCTGCAACGTACAACTCTGCGTCCGCTGCAACCTTAGACTTTTCCGCTTCCGCATTGGCTGCGATCAGGTCAGCGTCCGCCGTGGCCTGTGCTTCGACACGGCGCTTGTCGGCGTCAGTCTCGGCTTTTTCCTTTTCCTGCTGGGCCTTGACCTTTGCTTCCACCGCATCGGTAAAGGTATCAGTGAAGTCAAAATTGGTTACGCTGATATACTGCAGGTCGATGTTGTACTGTGCCAGCACTTCCCGCAGTTTCGTGTCCATCTGGGAAGCGACTGCATCCCGGTTAGAAATCAGGCTGCTTGCATCGTAGTGGGCAACTACAGCTTTCACCGTTTCAAGGACACGGGGAGTAATCAGGGTGTCCTCATACTTTTTGCCGACCTCTTTGTAGATGGTCATTGCATTTGCCTGATTGATCCGGTAGCCAACCGCCACACTGGTGGAGACTTCCTGAATGTCAGAACTGAACGCTGACAAGTCCATGCTCATTTCCTGAACACGGTTATCCATCTTCACGATGGACTGCCACGGGGCCTTGAACACCACACCTGCGTCCTTCGTGCCATCCTCGACTTTGCCAAAGGTTGTGACGATGCCGGTATAACCGGTAGGGACATAGGACACACAGGAAATGCCGATAAAAATGACGGCCACCACCGCCGGGATGATTGCAGCTCTTTTTGCATCATCCGAGAAAATCAGGACTGCCAGCGCAATCAGTGCAAACAGTGCACCGATAATGCTGAGCAGA